AAGATCGAACTGATCGGCGAAAAAAACCGCCATGGCGCGCCGTCGACCGTCCACGCCAAATTCTTCGGCAAATATTTTGCGATCAGGGGCAACGCATTCGACGAGTTCGATGTCCAGCCCATGCTCGCGCTCGACGAGGGAAGGCTCATATGAGCAAGAGCATGGATGCCCTTAGCTGGGCTTTGAACTGTCGCGGCCTATCCCCCGGCGCTTGGAAGTTGCTCGTGATGCTTGCGCGGCGCGTTGGACCTCGCGATTTCGACGTGTGGCCAAGCTATAAGAAGATGGCCGACGATGCGGAAATGAGCATCTCGTCGGCGCGTCGATTCATCCTGGAGCTCGAGGCTGCGCGTTTTATCGTACTGATTCCGCAGGAGCGCAAAGATGGCGGCCGGACGTCCAACATTTATCGGCTGCAAGTGCGATCCACGATGTCGTTTCCGGATGGTTCGACAAGAGAAACAATGCCGGATTCGGTTGATGAAGATACCGGTCTGGACGACGATACCCCCATGTCCAATTTGAACACGCCCCCTGCCGCTGGTGAACAGGGACCCCTGTTCACTGCTGAACAGGGCTATAATGAACTTAACTCAGAAGGAACTAAGAAAGAAGATTCCCCACCTCTCCTAACGGAGAGGCACTCCCCAGAAGAAAATTTGCTTTTCGAGGAGGAACGGGAATCCAACGATCTGCCGATGGAAATTCCCAAACTGGAGGACCAGGTCGTCAACCGGTGGCACTGGCTCAAAGCCGCGCACCCCCACGTCGTCGACGTCCAGCGCCTGAACGATTCCCGGCGCAAGAAAATCACGGCGCGGGCGAAAGAGGTCCAGCAACCCGGGCAATCGCTGTGGGAGGTCTGGCAGGTCATATTCGACCGGATCGAAGCAAACACGTTCCTGTGCGGCGAGGACCCGCCGGGCAGGGGCTACACATCGCCCAAGGCCCTCGACATCGACTTCGTGCTGCGCCCGTCCGAATTTCTGAAAATCTTCGAAGGAGGTTACCGTGCCAACCGCTCAGCAAGCACTCACGATCCCGTCACGGGCCGCCGATTTGGCCCTGCAGAGCAGAGCGGCCGCCAGGCGCTCGAGCGCTTTCTTTCTGGTTTCGAAGAACCCGATGAGCGACGAGATCCACGACCAGGTCAAGCGATCGCTCACCGACACGGCGATCCGCGAGATATCGCTGGCCCATGACGGCGTTTCGACCGAGCTCGCGTTGCCCGGCAAGGTCGACGGCGCCCAGATCATCGGGGAACTCACCCGCGCTATCGCGTTGCTCGGCGGCGGCTGGCCATCGGACCAGCGCGAGGAATGGATCGGCGTGATGACCGACGAGCTGCGCGACCTGCCCCACATTCTGACAATCCCGGCGATCCGCGAAGCGCGCAGGACCGTGCGCTTCGCCAAGGACTTCCTGCCGGCTGTCATCGAAAGCATCACGGAGCCGCTGTCCAAGCTGCGCGCGGAAAAAGACACACTCGAAACCCTGCTGGAGATCGCGCACAGTGAGACGCGGGCCTAACCTCAACCGGCGAAAGGATCTCGAGGCAGCGATCGCACGGGCCCAGCCCGACGAGATGCTGACCCTCTCCGCGCTCGCCCTGGCATGGGGATCGACCAAGACCAACTTCGTCAACGTCAAGGCGAACATCGCGGATTTTCCGACGCCGGTCGACGGCCCCAAGAACAGCCATCTCTATCCGGCCAGGGACGCGCTTGAGGCGATGCTGCGCTACGAACGCCGCAACGACGCGATGCAGGCCGAGATGCAGCAGACCGCGAACGCCATCCTTGGCCGGAGCAAAGCATCGTCGGTCGAGACCACGCTTCCGGTGAGCGAACTTGCCACGCTCTCACGTCTGGCGGCCGAGGTGGAGACGCGCGAACGGGATCAGGGGCTGTGGGCCAACCTCGCTGAAATGGCGTCTACCGCGGGGCAAGTATTCGCCAGTATATCGGGGTTCCTGGGCTCGCTCGCCAATGAGATCGATCCCAACGGACAGCTGCCGCCAGAGACGCGCACGCTGCTCGATCAGCGCGGCCGCGATAAATTGCTAAGCGTTCACGGTGAAATGAAATATATGCTCTCAGGCGATGCTGCACCACGATCTCGCCAGCCCACGAAAACTTCAAGAGCGTCTCGTCGCGCTCGGCCGGCACGCGCATAGGGGCGATCCCCGCCAGGCCTTCCTCGCCCGGCTCGACAACCTTCTCCCCCCATCGCTGATCACGACCAACGACTGGGCGGCCAACGACCGCTTCGTGGCGAATGCCGAAGGAAAGCCGGTCAGGCTGGACCTCAACAAGACGCCGTACATCCGCCGGATCCAGGATGCGTGCGACATGCTCGAGGTCATGCTCGTCGGGGTCAAGGGCCCGGCGCGCTGGGCGAAGACGATCGCGGCCGAGAACAAGGTCGGCAAGCATTGGGACAAAGGCCCGCATGTCAACGTGCTGTGGCTGATGCAGACCAAGGACGATCTCTCCGACTATATCGACGAGCGCGTCACATGGATGCTCGAGAACCATCCCGGCATATCCGAGAAGATCGACTGGAGCGACAGCCGCAACGGACGCTTCCGCATGGAGGTCGCCAAATCGATCACCTTCTGGCGAGCGGCCACCATGAAGGCGCTGCGCGGCAAGTCCGCCCCGATCATCGTCGCCGACGAGATCGATGCCTATGAAAAGCGGGTGCGCCGCGCATTGAAGACGCTGATCAAGAATCGCCAGCGCGAGCATGGTACCAACGCGTTGTTCTACGCCTGCTCGCACCCCGACGCCGGCCCCACCGAGGGCATCGACGATCTCATCCGCGACGGGCTGATCCACCTGTGGTTCGCGTGCTGCCCGCAATGCGGCGAATCCTCGTCCCCCGCCAAGGAAGCCGAAGCGCTCAACCGCCGCTACAGCTGGAACGTCACCCAGCTGCTCGAGCGGTCGGAGGAGATCGAACGGACCGAGATGCTGGAGATCATTAAGGACCAGGCCCGGCTGATCTGCCCGCATTGTGGATATCCGATTCCCGAGCAAGAGCGCTTCCAGTTCATGGCCGAGGGCGACTGGCTGCACGAAGGCCAGACGATGGACAGGGTCGGGGTGATCCATGGTGCTGCCCGGGTGCACGCGACGATGGGTTTTGTCGGCCACGCGATGATGTCGCCCTTCGTCAACCTGGGTGAGCTGGCGGCGGCCTGGGCGGCGGCGTGGCTGACCTTCAAGGACACGGCGATGGACGATCTTCTGCGCGAGGAGACGGTCAAGTCGCTCGGCGAAACCTACGGCACGCCCAAGACCGAAGAGCAGATCGACGACTGGAAGGTGGTAAAGGCCCGGCTTGCTGCAGGCTATCTGGAAAAGACTGTCCCGCCCGGCGTGTTGTTCCTCACCGCGTTCGTGGACGTCCAGGGGAACCGCTTCGAAGTCCGCGTGATCGGCTGGAACCTGGCCAAGCAGAGCTGGCTGATCGATGCGTTCGCGATCAAACAATGGCCGGGCTTCGACAATATCGATCCGTCCAATCGGCTGGGCGACTGGTCGATCATCGAGCAGGCGGTGCTGCAGGCGTCCTATCCGCTGGCGTCGACCATGTCGCCCGGCAAGGACAACAGCCTGCTGATCACCAGCGAAACCAAGTTTCTTTCGATCGCGCGCACCGCCATCAACAATTCAGGGTCGCCCGGCGTTACCAATAACGGCCGGGTCTGGCTGTCGAACATGCTGGCGCGCCAGGCGCTGGGCGTCGGGCCAGTGATCGAGCCGTACCGGGTGCTGCTGTTCCAGGGCAGCCCGCATAAAAAGGGCGAGACCTACGGTCGCCCGCAGCAGAAGATGGTCGACGATGCCGGCAAGGCGCTGGCGGTACCGGTCTATGAGCGCGTGCCGGTCGTCCACGACATCAAGCGGATGATCGCGCTGCGGCTGAAGATCGAGGAGGGACCGGGACGGATGCACCTGCCCTTCCGGATCAACGACCACTACATCCGCGAGCTCGTGTCCGAACGCATGGTCAACGGCGACTGGGTGCCCAGCGGCCGCAACGAGACCTGGGATGGCTGGGTCGCCTGCGAACTGGCGCGCGCTACCCTGCAGCCCGATCGCCCCGGCCTGTGGGACACGCTGCCGGACTGGGCGACGCCGCGAAAACGAACCGAGAACGCGCCCGGAGAGGCCCCGCCCTCCTGGTACGACCGGCTCGCCAAATACAATCGCGGCATATTCGAGGAGGAATAAATGGGGGCTTATAGCGATCCCGATCAGTGGACCGAGACGAGTCTTCGCGCCGAGCTCGCGGAGTGGCGCGCCGCGCGCAAGACCGCGATCATGGGAGGCATCGCGGTGATCGCCGGCGAAGGGCGGCGCCTGGAATATTCGCGCGCCCAGCTTCCCGCGATCGATTGCGAGATCAAGGAGATCCTTGCCGAGATGCGCCGCCGCGGGCTGATCGCGGGAAACATCGGCGCGATCGCGGTGGAGATCGGTCATGGATGAATCGCCAGTCGAAAATGCCGTGGCGCCGACCGAAAACGGCGGCGCCGTGCCGATCGAGGCAAGCCTGGCAACCGTGGGGTCGGGCTTTTCTTTCTCCGCACAGCTTTACCGCAACATCGAAAGCTTCCCCGGACAGGTGAGCATCACGCCGCCAATCATGACGGCCAGGCGGGAGAACAAGATCTCGCGCCGTGACGCGGTGCGCCAGAGCCGGCATGTCGAGCGGTCCAACGCGCACATTCATGGCGGCATCAACCGCAAGGTCGACATGGTCGTCGGCTCGCAGCTGCGCATGCAGTCGATCCCGGAGTGGGAACTGCTCGGCCTCACCAAGGAGTGGAAGAAAAGCTTCTCGCGCGCCTGCGAGCTGCAGTTCGGCAGCTGGGCGAACGGCTCGCGCAAGCTGCAGGACGCCGAGGGCGACAGCGATTTCGGCGGGCTGATGTGGCTCGCCTTTCGCCATGCGATGGGGCCCGACGGCGAATGCTACGGCATCATCCACTACGACCAGGATCGGGCGAACGAATATGGCACGCGCTGGGCGACCTTCGTCCAGATCCTCGACCCGCAGCGGATCGCGACGCCGCCTGAAAAGGAAGGCGACGCGACGGTCTATGAGGGCCATCAGCTTGACAAACACGGCCGCACGATCGGCTTCTGGGTGCAGAAAGACGATATTGCCGAGGATCCACTTGGCACCACCCAATATTTCTACGTGCCGCGTGAGACGCCTGATGGTCGCCCAATTGGTTTCCACTGGTTCTTCAAGGAGCGCGCCGGCGCGAAGCGCGGCATCAGCCGGATGATCACGGCGCTGCGCCAGTCGCTGATGCTCGACCAGTTCGACGATGCGCAGCTGTCGTCCGCGATCGTGAGCGCCGTGCTCGCGATGCACATCAAGTCGACCCAGGATCCCGAGACGGTTGCCGAGATGCTGGCCCCGGCGGCCAATGGCGGCGAAAGCGCGTTCGATCGCAAGGTCGCCTATTACGACAAGGTGAAGATACGGATCGGCCAGCAGCGCCTGCCGGTGCTGGGGCCGAACGACGAGATCGTGATGGCCGCGGTCAATCGCGCCGCCGCCGATCCCACCGCGTTCCGCACCGGCTTCCTGCGCTATTTTGCATCGGCGCTCGAGACGACGCACAGTTCGATCAGTTCGAACCATGCCGACATGAATTATTCGAACGCGCGGTCGGAGCTGCTCGAGACCTGGCGCACGGTGATTTCCGAACGCGCGCGCTTTGCCAGCGGCCCGCCCCGGCTGGTGTGGAACGCGGTGATCGAGGAAGCAGTGTTCAAGGGCTATATCGCGATGCCCGCCGGCGCACCGCTGTTCAGGGAGATGCGCGATGCCTACACCCGCTGCTGGGTGATGGGCCCGGGCATGAGCGAGATCGATCCGGTCAAGGCCGCCGAAGCCAACAAGATCGAACTCGAGACCCGCACCACGACGCGCCAGGCGATCGCCGCCGCCAAGGGCCGGGATTATCTCGAGGACTTCGACCAGCTGGCCGAGGAGAATGAGGAAGCCGAGGCCCGCGACCTGGAGCTCGAGCCCGAAAAGGCTCCCGTCGCGCCCGCCGCTGCAGCGAAGACTTATCCCAGCGATCCGCAACAGCCCGAGCCATAGGGGGCGGCCCCCAGGAGAATATCCATGTCCATATTCCTACCGTTCGCGATGCAGAATTTCCTGAACGTCCCGCTCGCCATGCACGAAAGCGCTGCCGATATGCTGGTTGCGGCCTTGTCGGGTCGGCTCAACATCAAGGAGTTGACCAGCGCCAGCGGCATCCACAACGAGCGCGACCTGGACGATCTCGCCTTGCTGGGGCGCGAACGGGTGGACGCGGGACAGCTGAGCTTCGTCTCAGCCACCAAGACGAAGTCATCACCGCAGCGCGCCCGGTCGTCGCGCGACAAGACGTTCCAGATCGCGGGCGACGTCGCGATCGTTCCGATCAAGGGTACGCTGATGAAGGATTGGGGGATCGGGCCCTATTCCGGCAGCACGGGCTATGACGGCATTCAGACCCAGATCATGGACGCGGTCCAGGACGACGACGTCAAGGCAATCTGGATGTGGATCGACAGTGGCGGCGGCACCGTCAACGGCCTCGAGCAGACCGCCGACCTGATCTACAATCTGCGCGAGAAGAATACGGGCAAGCCGATCTGGGCGATGGCTTCCGACTATGCCTATTCGGCTGCCTATATGCTCGGGACCGCGGCGGATAAATTCTTCGTGCCGCGGCTGGGCGGGGTAGGCTCGGTCGGCACGATCACCATGCACGCCGACCTGTCCAAGAAGCTCGAGAATGACGGCATCAAGGTGACGGTGATCCGGGCCGGAAAGAACAAGGCCAGGGCCAATGGAATCGAGCCGCTGGACGAAGAAACCCTCGCCCATATCGAGGCGCAATGCGCGGTACATCGCGAGGCTTTCATCGAGACGGTCGCCCGCAATATGGGCATCTCTAAAAAATCTGTCGCGGAAACCGAAGGTCTCGACTATATGGGGACCGCAGCCAAGGCCATCGGCTTCGTTACGGAAGTGCTTCCTGAACCAGAGGTTTGGGGAAAACTTCAGCGGAAAATCAACCGCTAACGAAGGATCTTACGATGGCCGCACGTCTGGTTGCTCTTCAGAACCTGTTCAAGGGAGCGGGCGCGCCGTCCGCTGCAAAGTCTGGCGATGACGACGAGAACCAGGGCGAGCGCCAGCCATCCAACGCCGACCCCGATATTGATGTCGTGCGCGCCGATGAGGTGAAGACCGGCATCGCTGCTGCAAAGCAGGACGGCCACAAAGCAGGTTTTGCTGCAGCGAACGCGCGGTTCAAGGCCGTCCTCGAGAGCGACGCCGGTAAGGCCAACGTCCCCGGCGCCGTGTTCATGCTGACCCACAGCAATGCCTCGGCCGAGGACATCATCGCCAAGCTGCCAGAGATGGGCGTTGCTGCGGCCACGCCACAGGCGAAGACCGAAGCTGAAGACAAGCCCGCCCAGACGGCCGACCTCAAAAATACCAATATCGACCTGGGCGGCAAGCCAGGCCAGCAGGCGAAGAACGGCGGCGATGACGACGATGGCGGCGTCAAGATGGTCAACAGCGTGATGGCCGAGGTCCACGGGGTCGACCTCACCAAGGCCGCGACGCCGGCGTCTTACGGATATTGATTCAGGGCCGCGATTGCGCGGCTCTTTGACTCTCCCGCACCGGGTGCGGCGGAAAAGGAGGACGATCAGATGGTGCTGCTGACGACCAACCCGGATACACTGGGTGACGGCCATTTTCTGTTCGGCCCGTATGATCCCAACCTCTCGGGCGAAAATATCGTCCTGCTGGCGACGACGGTTGCGCTCGTATCCGGCACGATGCTGGGGCGCACGATCACCGGCACCCCGACTGTGGCGGCAGTTGCAGCAGTCAGCGGCAGCGGCGGCACGCCTGGCAACGGCGCGGTGGGAAGCCTTACGGCCGATGCCGGCGCCCCCGAAGGCGCCTACACGATCACCATTCTCAATCCGGCGGCGAATGCCGGCGCGTTCGAAGTGCGCAAGCCCGATCGCAGTCTCGACGGCTATGGCACGGTCGGCGTCGCCTACAACGGCACGATCAACTTCACGCTGGCCGATGGCAGCACCGATTTCGTGGAAGACGACCGGATCACGGTCAATGTCTCCTATGCCGACTATGCCTATCGCTACGGCGCGCTGGATCCCGCGGCGGTCAACGGCCTGCAGAATTTTGCTGCGATCCTGTTCGGCCGCCGCGAGATCAGCACGGTTACGCAGCGCGCTGCCGGTGTCGTCCGCGACCAGGGCGTCAACGGCAATCTGATCACGTACCCGAACGCCATGACCACCGCCCAGAAGGCGAAGGCCGAGGATCAGGCACGCGACAAGGGCATCATCATCCGACGTTGATACGAAACGGCGGGGATCGGTAACCACGGGGCAAGTTGACCGGTCGATCCGGGCCAAGGGAGCAAGAGATGGAAGAAGTTCTCAATATTTTCCGGAACGACGCGTTCAGCAAAGCCAGCCTTCGCCGGATGGTCGACAACACGCCGTTCGTGCCGGGCCTGCTCGGCGAGATGCGGCTGTTCGACCCCAAGCCCACGACGAACGAATTCATCATCATCTACGAGGAAGATGGCAACATCCGCCTCATTCCGATGACCGAACGCGGCGCGGCCGACATCCAGCAGGTTCGCGACCAGGGTCGCTTCTACGCGCTGAAGACCCGCCGTCTCGCCAAGATGGATTCGGTCCGCGCCTCGGAATTCCTCAATATCGGCAACACGGCGCTTCCCGAAACGGTCCGCGCGCGCGAAGCGTCCACCGTCGTCGCCAAGCGCACTGGGCAGCTGCAACGCGACATGGAGATGACCAAGGAGCTCCATCGCCTTGGCGCGCTCCAGGGCAAGCTGATGGATGCCGATGGCACCACGGTCGTCTACGATTATTTCAGCGAATTTGGCATTTCCGCCCCGCCGCTTATCGACATCGACTTCGCCGGCTTGTCCGAAGAAGAGTTCATGATGTTCTTCCAGGCGAACTTCTACACCCCGATGATGCTGTCGCTCGGTGAGAAGCGTCGGACCGGCCAGACCTATGTCGGTGCGATCGTCGGCGACGGCTTCTGGTTCAAGCTCCAGACCCATCCGGGCTTTCGCGAGATCTGGAAGCTCAACATGCAGGCCCAGGCCATTGCCCGCGCGATGAACCCGCTTGTAATGCCCAACCAGTGGCAGCGGGTCGATTTCGGCGGCGTCACCTGGATCAACTATCAGGGATCGACCGGCGGCGAGATTTCGGTGCCGTTCAACGAAGCCCGCTTCTTCCCGGTCAATGCAGTCGACGTATTTGACGTTTACTGGTCGCCTGGCGAAACTTTCGAGCAGGTCAAGGAAGAGGGTAAGCCAGCCTATCTCATGGTCCAGCCCGACGTGCGCAACGCGATGGTGTCGCACATCGACATCTTCCTGCGCAGCTATCCGCTCTACGCCTGCATCTATCCAAAGGCGCTGATGAAGGCGCGCGTGAAGCCCTGATCGCACCGCAACCGCCCTAGCTAGGACAAGGATCTGAGAATGGATCAAGCCAACCGTACCAAGGTACATGTGATCGCCTTCGGCACCGTCGTCGCGAAGGACGGGTCGATCATCCATGTCGATCCTGGTAGCTCGGATCCGCGCTGCCGCAATCCGGTCGTCACCGACGAGGTCAAGGCGCTGCTGCTTGAGCGCGGTTTCATCAGCGAGTTGCACGGCGTTGCAGCTCAGATTGACGATGATGACGTTGTCCTTGGCGCCACGGCTCCCGAAGTCGTTCCGCTGGTGTCGACCGTCAGTTCGCTCACCGGTGCGCCGGTCGTCGGCGACTTCCCGGTCTATCCGGTCGGCCAGGAAGTGGTGCGCGAGCCGCTTAAGAACGAGGCAGGCGATATCGTCGAGCCCGAGGCCGATGCGGACGCCAGTGCGGCCGAAATAGTTGAAGATGAGAACGGGGGTGCGGCCGGCACCGGTGCTGAAGGTGACGGGCTTTCGGAGACGGATCCTGATCTTGCACCGACGCCGGCTGCTGCCGTCACCGAGGCAACCCCATCGGCCGCTGGCAAAGCGAAGAAGCCAGCGGCGAAGAGCAACTAAGGGCGGGCTCCCCGCAGGACTGATGGGGCCGTCCGCGTCAAGCAGGCGGTCCCTTTATTTTTGGAAGTGAATGATGAACTGGGCGGATCACGAGGCGATGATGAACGGGACGGTCGACGACCGGCTTGGGGATGTCATCGCCTGGTCGACCGCCAACGGCCCGTTCGTCGAGGTGAAGGGGTTCGTGCTGTTTGAGGTAGCGCCCGTCGGCATCGGCGAGATCGACGAGATGCTGCACCGCCCGCACATCAAGATCGCGAAGTCCAGGGTGCCGTCGCTGTCCTCGGCCGACCGGATCCGCAACGCGCGCCTGGGCGACGGGACGTGGCGCCCTACCCCCAACCGGCAACCCGACAGCACCGGCAACTACTGGCTGATCGATATCCAGCGGGCGTCGAACTGATGCTGCTCCCGCCCCCACCCTTCATTCGGCTGCTGCTCGCCACCAAGGCCGCGCTCGAGGCGGTCGACTATGAAGACCTCGCCGGGTTCGCGGTCACCGTGCGGCATCATCGTGGACGCCATCCGTCCGCCGGCGAGCTGCCCGCACTGTCGATCCTGTTCGACGAGAATGAGATCGACGGCGAGGACTCGCTCACCAGCTATGAAAGCGGCAACGATCTCAAGATCACGCTCCAGGCGGACAAGCTGCTCGATCCGGAAGATCAGGATCTCGACCCGACCGGACTGCTGGGCGCCGGCCGGATGCTTGCGGCTGGCCAGATCGCGCTGATCGCCGAGGGCGGTCCGTTGATCCCGCTGCTGTGCGACTGGGTCTCGAGCGGCGCGATCGCGCTGGACGAAGACTCGAGTGCCGATCTGGTGCGCGTCACCCAAGAATTCACGGTGCGCTACCGGACTCTGACCCTTGAACCGAATACGCTGCTTGCGATGGGAGAACAGCCATGACCGAACCGAAGGACCATAAGGACGGCAAGCCGCCGATCGCACTGCCGGCCGGATCGTTCGAAATGAGCGAGGTCGTCAAGCTGGCCGACAAGGTGCCGGCCGAGGGCGAGAAGCGCGATACGCTGCTGGCCGAGGGGTTGGAGAAGCTCAACGCCACCAAGCAACAGCCGCCCGAAGATCAGGAGACCGCGCCAGAGGCGATCGCCAAGGGCGCACCCGCACCGTTCGACGCGCCGATGGCGGTTGCGCCGGTCTCTATCCCCGAACCCGCAAGCTCGAGCAAGTCGGCGGCCGAATGATCCCGGCGCCCGGTAACTGATCAGGAGAAACACGATATGGCATGGAATCTTCGCTCTAAGGTCGTGGCGATGGGGGTCGCACTCCAGGTCTCGGCCGGCGTCTTCGTCTCTCCGTCCGCCGCCGACCTGGTCGCGGTCTCGGTCCCCAACAACAACTACAACGTCATCACCGCGGAAGATCCGACGGCGACGGGGGGTATCTGGGCCGCAAACCCGGTCTATCTCGGCAAGTCCGGTACCGCCGGCGCGACCATTCCGCTCCGCGGCCCAGGCGGCGCTTCGCCGCCGGCGCTGAACGCATGGCCGGTCGGCCGGATCATGCAGGCCGCAGGCTGGGTCGAATTGCGCAATGGTGCCGCGATCACGGGCCAGGTGCTGCAGTCGGGCAACACCACGACATCGCTGGTGCTGGCGACCGCACAGCCCTCGACCGATGACCTCCTGATCGGCGTGCCGGTAACCCAGGCGCAGGTCGGCACGGGTTTCCGCGCGACGACGTTGATCCGCGACTATGTGGGTTCGACCCGCACCGCGCATCTGGCGGAGACGCTGGGCATCGCACCGGCGACCGGCGACGCCTACACCATTCCGCCCTATCTTCTCTACGTCCTGGGCACCCTCACCACGCCACCGCCCAAGCTGTCGATCTCTATCTGGCGCGACAAGAAGCGGTATGACTATGTCGACTGGTCGCCGACGTCGCTGTCGATCGATGTGCCGGTCGCCAACGACGCCAACCAGGTGTTCCCGTCGATCGAGTTCACCGGCAGTGCCACGCCTTATGCGGTCACCGACGAATCGGCCCCGATCCTCTCTTCGGCGGCGTTGTCGGTTCCGGTCGTGCCTGCCCGTGGCGGCAAGTTCTTCCTCGACAAGATCAAGCTGGGTCACCAGAGCGTCAAGTTCACCGAATCGACCGAGGTCGGCGCGCCTTCGAACCAGAACCAGGACATCGGCCAGGACGGCTACGAGATCATGTCCGGTACCAAGACGATCGACCTCGACCTGAACGACATGACGGTCGCGACCTACGATCTGAAGGCGACAGAGGATGCTCGGACGGTCGTGCCGATCCTGTCGACATTCGGGCTGGGCGCCGGCAATAATTTCGGCCTGCTGCTGCCGAACAACATCCTGAGCGGGCACAGCCCGGGCGACAGAAACGGGTTCACCAACCTGACTGGCAATGCAGCGCCCCAGGATGTAGATAAGTCAGCAGCGCTCGCAATTTGGTGGTGACTTTCGATCTATCTCCGGTGTACTCCGGTAAATAGGTTCCCCCGGCCTCCTGATTGTCCCGAGCGATCAGGAGGCCATTTCATGTCAAAAACAAATTCTTCACAGCCACCCGCGCTCTATATTCCCGTCACGGCCGCCGTGCCGACCGACTTCACCCCGCCTTCGATCAAAGACACCGAGCACGACATGCGCTTCGTGGTGTCGATTCCCACGCCATAGGAGCGGGAGCGCCTGGGCGCCCGGCTCTACGCCTATGGCGTGGTCCAGGTCAGCCAGGAGCTGATGCGCGCGACGACGATCGACGAGCTCTACAATCTGTTCCCGGAAGAGGAGGCTGAAGACAAGGCCAATTTCCTCGACACCTATTGGCAGCGCCAGATCATCGACGAAGAGAATATGACGCTGTGGACCGACAAGGAACGGCAGCGCATCCTGGACGAAATGGAAGGCGCACCGGCACGCGCCGCCTATGAGATGCCGATCAAGCTCAATCGCATCCGGGACGACGCCAAAGCCACGATGCTGGTCGATGAGGCGTTCAATCGCTCGGAACGGCTTCGGACGCTGGGCGCCCGCCAGATAAACTATGCCCGTGAGGCTGGCCGCATGCAGATGCGCATGCACATCAAGGGATGTTTCCCGAACGCCAAGGGCGCCCCCGTGCCCGCGATCGATATCGAGGGTGATCTGCTTACCGTCGCGTCGCTCGATGCGATCCGCGATGCGATCGGCGAGGCGGCCTGGAAAGAACTGATCGACCACATCCAATCGCTCTACGATCTCGACAGGGAAGAGGTGGGAAACTCCGACTCGCTGCCCGGGAAGCCGCCCGAAGCGACTGGTTCGCCAGAACCGAGCGGCGATTCGGCGAGCAGCGATGGACCTTCGACGACATCGAATATTGGAGCAACCCCGTCCGGCGAATCCGCGACGACCATCGCACCATCGTCGCCCTCTACCTCCTCAGCCGCAGCGACGCCGAAAAAGGCTGGCCCGACGGCAAAGGCCGCATAGACCAGCCCATCCGGCTGATCCGCGCGTTCGATGTCGTGAAGCAATATTACGA